CGCGCGCTGATGACGGCGCTGTAGCCGTCGATGGATGGGATGACATTGATCAGCGAGGGATCGGACGCATCCCATACCGGGGCGCCGTCCAGAGGCGCGGGGTTGCCCTTGATGTCAACAGGGAGTACCGACAGCACCGCTTTTTGGGTAACGGACAGGGTTAAGCTCATGGGGGAAGCCCCTCCAACAGTGAGAACAGCAGCAGGAAAATACAGGGACCAATACGGCGCGGGCGGTTCGGACCAGCGATTCAGCAGGGCCAACAGCCAGCGCCACATCAACTTACCTTCTTGCGGGGTCGCCGCGCCGGCGCAAAAAGCCCAGCGCCGTCCTTGGGAGACGCGACGGCGCTGGGAACTCCATCTCCAGGAGGTTCGGATTCCACCGGAACCAGCGCCGCGTCTACCTCGCGCGCCTCGCCCGGCGGAACCGCCCGGCCGCCGATGTAGATGGCGGTCGAGCCATGGTTGTGGAACAGCACGAGGGCCATGGGATCACCAGGTCAGCGTCAGCTCGCGGTACAGCAGCCGCAATTTCAGCGGACTGTTGCCCGTGGTGATTTCGCCGGTCAGCAGGTGCAGCACGAGGGGCGCGTTGGCGACCGGAGTGATCGCCGCCGTAGTGGTCGGCTCCACGTAGCGGAAGGCATCGGCGGTAGCGTCCAGGAAACCGGTGGTTTCGATAGTGGCCAGCGCCGCGCCGTTGGCGTCGGTGTACTTGATGGTCAGATCTTCGCCGGCCGCGATGCCGGCGTAGGCCGTGCCGCCGTAGTCGAGCCACAGCTCCGCGCCGACCAGGAGCAGGGCCTTGCCCGCGCCCGGCGCGGCGATCAGCGTCACCGGGGTGGCGTTCAGCGCCAGCACGGACGCGGCGGGAACCGTCACGATGGCCGTTTTCAGCGGATGGTCGTAGTTGGGCGCGTAGGCGGCCGGATCGGCCGCGCGGAACGCGCTTTCCGCGCCGTCGTCAACGATAGCGCGGGTTTCCCCGGGCGGGATGACCCGGCCTTCGCCGTAGGCGATGCGGGACTCGGTATTGCTGTACGTGCCCATGCGGCCTCACTTCGTGTATTCGGACGCCGAACCCAGCGCGTCCTGTTCGTAGTGGAAATCGAATCCCAGCAGGAATATCCCGGACCCCGCCGACAGGTTCAGCGCCAGCCGGCAGAGGAACAGCGCGCTCAGTCCAAACGCCTGATTCATGGCGGCGCTTTCAATCGCGGTGATCTGCGGAACCCACGCCGTTTTCGCCCCACTGATCGCTCCGGTCAACGTGATCTTGTTGCTGATCGGCGCGGCTTGCACTGGGTTGCACCAGAGATAGTCAAGGGTCCAGGTCCCGGTGTACGTCTCGCTCGCGTCCGGCATCCAATGGACGTGCGGCTTGAGCACGCCGCCGACCTGATAGGAATGGGGCAATTGCGCATCGAAGAACAACTCCTTGCTGTTGGTGAATCGCCAGGCGTAGATGCCGGAGCTATTCACGTTGGCAAACGCCGCCGCGTTGGCGCCCGTGGATCGGGCGCCCGGCGCGATGCGCAAATCGTCCCAGTTGCTCATGGCCTACGCTGCCGCGGTGCGGGCGTCGCTGTCGTAGACGATGACGCTGGTCAGCCGGTTTTGCAGCGGGAGCGGAACGTGCACGGCGTTGAACTCCTCGCCGTAGGCGATGCGTTCGCCGGTCGGCAGGCCGTTGCTGTCCACCGCCTCAAACGGAACCCCGGTCATGAACGGCTTGATCACGACGTAGCTCAGCGTGCCCCGCGCGCCGAGGATGATGCGGTCGTCGCCCATGTCGATCCCCGGCGCATTGGTCCCGAAGGCCGCGATGCCCTTGATGGTGGCCAGGTCGCCGGATCCGGTCAGGTTGCCGCCGGCCCGCATGGCTTCGGCGGCGAACTGGCGGGCGTTGGTCAAGGTGTCGTTCAGCACCGGCGACATCAGCATCATGTCGGGCATGATGTAACGATCGGCGCTCATGATCGCCTTGCGCGCGCCGACGGCCCGCAGCGCGCCGTTCAGGTGGTCTTCCAGTTCCGTGCTGGCCGGCAGCTTGAGGTCGAACTTGCTGACGTTGTTGGCGCTGGCGTAGGTGATGGTGGTCGTGGTGGTCGAGGTCGGGGTCACCGCCGCGCCGGTTTCGTCGACCAGCCGAATGAAGCCCAGGTTGTAGCTCTCCACCTTCCAGTAGGTGCCGGCGGTCTGCGAGCCGGACCCGTCGAACTCCGACAGCGTGGAGCCGTTCAAGACCACCGTGATCGGGTTGACCGCGCTACCGACGGCGGACCCTTGCAGATCGCGCACCTGCTTGGGCCGAACGATGGGCCAGTAGGTGGTCTTCACCAGCGAATGCGACCCATCGACCTGGCTGGCGATGTTCTCGGCCGTGCGGGTGGTCGGGCTGTAGGCATCCGCGGACCGTTGCAATTCATTGGCGACGCGCCGAGCGACGAGTTCGCGCATCAGCCGGGCGTTGCTCTCGACGTTGCGGGCGTAGGCGTCCCAGTCGATCAGGCTGGCGCGGCTGAAATGAGCGACTTCGTTGCTGATCAGCAGGGACAGCGCCATCTTGTTGACATAGGCGGTATCCATCTTCTGTTCGATGGACGCGCGCGGGATGCCCCGGCCTTCGTAGACGATGCCGTCGTTGACGACCGCGCCGGGCTTGCGCAGCTCGTAGGGGATTTGGGTGGTGGCTTGCGCCGATGGATCGGTCAGCACCTGCACCAGGTCCAGGATGTTGAGGTCGCTGAGGGCCTCGCGGATCACGGTGCGCTGAAACCCGACCGGTACGTTCAGGTTGCTGACCGTGGTCGCGCCGCCGTCGGCCAGCCGCTTGGCTTCATCGGCCAGGGCGGGGCCATGCAGGCGGTCGAATTCGGCGAGGACCTTGCGGGCCGGAGCCTTGAGGTCCTTCTCGGCGGTCAGTTTCAGCGGCCGGCCGGACAACGCCAGCTTGCCGTTGATGGTTTCCTGGAGCTTCATCGGCGAAGCGTCCTCCCCCATGGTGATCCGGGCGGATCCCTGGATTGGATAGCCCAGGCTGGCCAGCTTGGCGCTCACCGTCGCCTGATCGGCCATGGCGATGACGTGATCGGCCAGCAGCTTGACTTGCTCGGCGGTGAAGTTCGCGGCGATCAGGCTTTCCGCTTCCAGCAGCTTGGCGCGGGCGGGTTCCGCCAGCGATTTCAACCCGGGCGCTTCGTCCACCAGCGCGTGGAATTGAGCGCGACGTTCGCTCAGGGTTTTCGCGGTCGCGGCGACGGCGTCGGCTTCGCGCTGACGCTCGGCGGCCAGCAGCTGGCGCACGTCGTCCTCGGTCAACGTCTTGGGCGCGTCGTCCTTCGGCGGGCCGGCCGGGGCCTGCACGGTCAACTGGATCGTGGCGGGTTTCTCGCCGATCTGTTCGGCCAGGGCCTTGCCAGCCACGGCGAGCCGTTCGCCCAATTCGGCCAGGGCCTTGTCATCCTCGCCCAGAGCCTTCGCGGTCGCGGTAAAGGTGTTGCCGAGTTGGTCGATGACGGTCTGCGCCAGCTTGAGTTCGGTCAGACGCTTGAGTAGGGCTTGCAGATGTTTGTTCACGGTGTTTCGAGCCTCATCGAGGAGTTGCGCCGCGAGGGCGTAATGGGTGGGTTCGGAAAGCTGAACCGGGTCGAGCCGTTTGATGACCGGGCGGATGGTCAGTCCGGCGCCGAGCAGGACCGCGCCACGCCGTTGGCGCGTTTCGTTGTCCACAAAGTCATCGGCGAATTCCGCCGACAGGTATTGATAGCCACGGGAGGCGATGGCCTCGCGGCCATATTGCGTCCACTCCACATCAGCCATCAGTTTGTCGGCGTCGACCCAGAGCCGGGTGATGCGCCCCGCCGCGCCGTTTTCGGGCCGGTGGGCCACATCGATGAAAATGTCCTGACCGTAGGCGCGGGCGTCGAAGTTGCGCACCATCTCGGCCAGCAACGCCGGGGTAATCGAGAAATCGCCGTAGCGCGGATCGTGGAACTGGCCGGCGCGGGTGACGGTGACCGCGCGGCGGCCCACCTCGGTGAGACTGAACGAATTCAGGCGCGTGGCGGTAACGCGCCGCGCGCCGGAGGGGCTTTCAGCGAGACGAAGAGGGGGTTGCGTCACGGAACACTCGCTCGCTGGCCGAGAAACG